AGAATTAGTTTAGCAAGGTTGAGAATATCTTTCATGGCTCGTTTGCCTTTTTACATTCTTCAAGCTCTTTTTTCAATGACTCATTTTCCATTTGAAGGTTTCGCAATGTTTCGGCTGCTTTTTGAATATGAGTCCCTGTATAAAATTCTTCTAAGCGGTTTGCAAGGTCATAAGCGTTCATATCAATGCCTCCTCAAATTGGGATAAATCTAGCTTTGGTTTTGGTTTGCGAACGCATTTAAACGTCCAGCCGAGACGAAGACTGCAAATTGCAATGGCTTCCTCTTGCCTACCAACAATCCGCATTACTTCGTTGTCTTCATTTCTAATAACGTACATTGCATATCCTTTCGTGAATATATTCCTATCATACATCAATCCCGTTGCCTACTGCCCATGATTGGATGTATTCGATCAGCTCAATCATTTCGTTGACCGTCAACTCTGAGGTCCTTCGGAAAACGATGTCGACTCCATGACCGTCTAAGGCTGGGAGCATTTCAATAGGTTCCCCACGAGCACGAAGCCATGCAGCCGTCAGCAATCGTTTCCAAGTTTCCACGTCACGTTTTGCGCCAGCCCACTCAAGAGTTTTGGCAATGTTGGTAATCAAGGCATGAAGCTTGGCATTCTGAGCAAGGCTGCGGGTGATTGGCTTAATCTCTACTGCGTACCCGTCAGGAGACTCCGATATTGCGGTTTTTGCATTCGCCCTAGCGGTGTCGTGAGCCAGTATGAAATATTTTCTCAAAAAGGACTCCCTCCAAAAACTTCCCCCTCTAAGAATCGGAGGTATCTGTTTTGGTGTTCTAGGTGCTTCAGAAGCTCATCATACTTCGTTCGCCAAAAATCAGCATCATTTACATCCACACTCCCCACGTCCCCCGATTGCCCAATCTCCACTGAACGATAAAGTCTTCTTCCGTCTTTAGTCGCAAGTCTCGCCTTCTGTCTGAGTTTATCCATTCTCGATATTCCTTTAATCCCCAATCGTGCCTATATTTCAAAAGCTGCCGTACAAGGCAGCGGTGCTTGTGCTTTTCTTCACTGATCGGCATTAATGCGCTCAGGGTGATATTCGTATGACCAAACGGTTTTCCGAGCCCTTAGCGTATTGTTTGCCACCAGCTCACGAGTAACGTACCTTTGCTTGCGTAAATGGCATAGAGCCATTGCAATAGCTGCTGAGGTCAAGTTGGTTTTTTCTCGAATGATCGACAGCGTTAGCGGTTTCTTTTCTTTGACAAAGGTTTCCCGAACTTTTACCAGTGCGTTTGAGCTTTGCTTTTCCATTTACTTCCCCATGATCGATACAGATTTTTGTTTGAACGAAGCCGTAAATTCTCTTAGCTTTTCCAATGCTTCCTCTTTTGCCTTGGCTGCAGCAGCTATTTCCGCTTGAGTTGGCTGCTTTGTAATCAAGGTGTTTGGTTTGCTTGGAATGCGAGGTCCGTCATTGCATAAATTCCTAAATGCCAATGCTGACGGGGGAAACTTTGGGTCCATGTGCAGCAAGGCATAGTCAATCTTTGGCTTATAGGTGGCATGAACACCCAACAGCTCCAGCCAAGTCTGACGCACTAGCCCATGATCGACCCCATCCCAATGACGCATAAATGCAGCTCCGTAAATTACTCCCATGCGCCCAAAAATGTAGTCAAGACCGTCTTCAGGCTGGCAAAAATCACTTTCCAAGTAATCGGACATTGTTGTCTCCTCCAATTAAACCTCGGGTTAACCCTGACATTACTTCCTGATTTCTTGCGCCAGCCGTCTTTGACTGGTTTCTATCCTTCAGCCAATCAGCTTTAAAGCCTCTCCAGCCGTTCTGACAGCAGAGTTCTAAAACTTCTGATAGGGTGATGCCAGCTTTTGCTGCTTCTCGTTGTAGCCCCTTTAAAGCGGTTTCTGTGACGGGTGCTTTTAGACCTTTTCTCAATTTCACAAAATCTTGAAAAACGGTTTCGTTAACTCCGTCAGGAGTCTTGACTTTAGTATTTGTATTTTCTTGGTTCTTGGTTCTTGGTTCTTGGTTCTTGGTTAGGATCTGAAACGTATCTGATAACTGATCTGATTTCAGTTCTGATACCTTATCTGATTTCAGATCTGATTTCAGATCTGATTTGGACTCCCAACGGATGTGATTCGCTTTTCGTGCGGAAGTCGCTTTGGACTGGTACTTCGCAATCTCTTTATCAGCTCTCTCATTATGCCATCCGTCCTCCTGTTTAATGAAGAATTCCTCAAGTAAAGCCTCAACAATATCCACTGTTGACTTGACCTTACGAGCGACCAATAGAACGCTTGTAAAAGGTTCTTCTCCTTGGTAATACAGATCGATCATGCGTCTATACGCAAGGTCCTCTGCATCGCTTAAATGGCTTGTATGCGATATGTAATCGCCTATGTGAAACGGGTAGAAGTTCATTGGGCTCCTTTCGTGGATGCAATTTCTAAGTTTCCTATCATACTCTAAATTTAGAACGGTAATACATTTATTTTTACCGAGCATTTCCCGCCTTTAACGATTGGACCTTCGTAGACGTGCAGTACCTTAATCTGTGAGTCATCATTCATGAGACCCGCCTGTACGAGAGCGTCTTCCAGTGCTTTTATTCGATTTGAAATGTCTGCAATTCTCTTGTCTCGAAAGTTTATCGTGACCGTCATTTCGAGTTTTGCGTCTCCGAATCGAACTGGTTGTAGGCTCACCGCATGAGCTACGGCTGCCTTAAACTCTCTAGCTGCTAGGGTCAAGAATCGCTTGTGACCCGAAAAACCCCAGTAAGAATTGATTGTTGGTGGTAAAGGCAACACTAAAAAAATATTTTTTGAAAAAGTTGGCATAGAGTCGAATTATCATATATGATAGAACTTACAGCAACAAATTTATTCCACGAAAGGATAAAAACCATGTTTACCAAAGAACGTTATTACGAACCTGAAGACAATGATGACTCTGATCGCATTGATGAAAGAGTTTCAGAACTTATGAAGGATGAATACAATCCGACCCAATACAGCAACTTTGTCGAAGGTATCAGCGAAGCCAGCGAAAAGGATCGGGAAGCAGTTGAGTTGATCTTGCAGCAGTCCGAGATTGACTATGAGGCTCTAGGTCGTAAGCTGTTTTGTATGGCTTACGATTACATGGAGGGCTATGCCAATAGCCACGCAGAAGCAAACCTGTCATCAGGTTATTTAGATTAATCCACGAAAGGAAATCATCATGAAAGTTTATCAAGCAATCAACAAGGTTCAAGCCGAACTAGCCAAGATCGGCATTACCAAAAGTCGTACCAATCAGCAGGGAGCCACTTACAAGTTCCGAGGTATTGACGATATTTTCAACACCATTAGCCCATTGCTGGCTGAGCATGGTCTTTGCATTCTCCCCCGAGTCTTGGCTCGTGAGTGCGTAGAGCGCATTACCTCAAAGGGCAGCGCAATCTTTTACGTTACCGTTGAGGTTGAGTTTGACTTTGTTTGTGCCGAGGACGGCAGCAAGCACACCGTCAAGACGTTTGGCGAAGCTATGGATATGTCTGACAAGGCTACCAATAAAGCCATGTCTGCAGCGTACAAATACGCAGCTCTCCAAGCGTTTGCCATTCCTACTGAGGGTGACAACGATACCGAAAATCACACTCCTGAAGTGGCTGCCCGTACTGCACCACCAGCAGCTCCGATCAAAAAGACTCCATTGTCTGAAGGTCAAGTAGCCGATTTCTTGGCAACGATTGATTCTGCAGCAGACGAGACTGAGCTTACCAAAGCTTACAAGGCAGCCTATCGTGTAGCGCAAGCTCAAGGCGATCAAGCAGCTATCGTTAAATTCACCACTACAAAAGACGCTAAAAAAGCAGAATTGGGGATTGCATAATGACCGACCTTACTCTTTACAACATTGCCGACCAATATCTTGTTGACCTGCAAAAGCTGCAGGAAATGGAGATCGATGAGCAAACCTTTGCAGATACCCTTGAGGGTTTGTCAGGTGATCTCGAAGTCAAAACGACCAACGTTGCCATGTTTGTCCGTAACCTTGAAGCTTCTGCGGAAGCAATCAAGACTGCAGAAAAACAGATGGCAGAGCGTAGAAAAGCTCTTGAATCCAAAGCTGATCGTATTCGCCAGTATCTACTGGACAATATGAATCGCACTGGAATTACAAAAATTGATTGCCCTTACTTTGTTTTGAGTGTTCGCAAGAATCCTCCAGCAGTTGAGGTGCTAAATCAGGACATGATCCCCGATGAGTATTTTGACATCCCTGAGCCACCAGCTCCGACCTTGAATAAGAATCGCCTCAAGGAAGATTTGAAGGCTGGAGTCATTGTTGAGGGTGCTAAGCTTACGGCTGGTCAATCCTTGTCGATTAAATAAGGAGTTGCAATGAAGCTCGAAAATGTTTATTTAAGTCGCAACTCTGAAGGTTTTTTGACGGGTAGCGTTGCTTTTGTGGGTGACGCTCTTGAGATCAGAGTTAAGCTCGACAAAGAAAAGACCGAGGAGATCATGGGGATAGTCTCTGCGGAACTTATGAAAATATCCCAGCAACTACTCCAATCTTCGGAAGGAAATTAAATGGCTTCAGTCAATAAAGTAATTCTCATAGGCAACGTAGGTCGTGATCCTGAGACCCGTTATATGCCTAGCGGGGACGCAGTGACTAATCTGTCACTAGCCACCACTGACAAATACAAAGACAAGCAGTCAGGAGAGCAAAAGGAAGCTACGGAATGGCATCGTATTGCCTTCTTTGGCAAGCTGGCTGAGATCGCTGGGCAGTACCTTAAAAAAGGCTCTCAGTGCTACATCGAAGGAAAACTACGCACTCGCAAATTTACCGATGCAAACGGCATTGAAAAGTATTCCACCGAAATCGTTGCTGATTCTATGAAAATGCTCGGAGGAAAAACCAGTGAAGCTGGGGCTGGAGGAGTTCAGCCACCTAGCGGAGCAGGAACTGGCAGTTTGTCTGATTTAGACGAAGATATTCCGTTTTAGTTTCATTGGGGCAAAAGCGGATACTAGGTGCTGGGACTTCCCGGTGCAGATCAACTAGACGCAGCGAGTAGCCCCGCCTTATAATGGCATTACCTTAGCTTTGCAGCAAGGTGGTTGCCAAAACCCTTCGGGGGTGTCATTCAGGGCTGGTATCCCTAAAATCTACTGCTCAGCGCAAGGCTGAATCCTTTCGTGGTTTGACACCCCCACCCTTTTACCCAAAAAACAACATTAAAAAAATATTTTCAAAAAGTGGTTTATTTTGCTTGACTCTATGCTTAATAGGTATATTATTGAGTTGTGGTCTTGATTAACAACGAAAGGAAATAAAAATGAATATCGCCCAAGCAATCGAAATTATCGAAGAATTCCAAGCCGACAACGATTATCCATATATCTTGGAAGCTCTCCAAGGAATGCAAGAAGACTTAGAAGCCTTGAATGACCAGCAGTTACTGGCTTACAGAGTGTTCATGATGATGGGTCAACAATTTTTTGCAGCAGCTTAAAAGGAGAATTGAAATGATGAAATTAGGAAGCGGTACTGGTTCTTTGATGAATCACTTAGATAGCCGGGCAGTTCGTGGAGAGCCAGCCCCTTACGTTGGAATGGGTGCGACTTTGTTGAGCTGGTCTGATCGTCACGCTGGCACTATTGTTGAGACATTCACAAAAAATGGCAGCCTGTATATCAAAGTTCAAGAAGACAAAGCGATCCGGGTTGACAAAAACGGAATGAGCGAAAGTCAGAGTTACGAATACATGGCAGATTTAAACGGTTCAATTTCTTACTTCAGAAAAACAGAGCCTTACGGATTTTGGAAAAAAGTAATAATTAATCCTAAGACTGGTCGTTTTAATTTAGGTGGCTGCGGTGGAGTAAAAATTGGAGTAAGAGACGAGTATTACGATTTTAGTTTTTAAAACCAGCCCCCTCGGGGGCTTCACGAAAGGAATTGAAAATGGAAGCGACAAAAACATTAATTGACGGATTTGAAGTTGAGTTGGATTTTTCTGAAGAATGGTCTGATTGCTATGTTGTTAAAGGACCTTACTCCGGGACGTTGCAGTGGCTGCTTTCCTACGGTTTTTTAGAAGCTACAAAAGGCACTGGTCAACTGGAAGTTTCGCTATCAACAATCAACAAAATTGAGAAGTGGGCAGAAAACAACGGGTACTAAAATAATTGTTGCGTTTATGCTTGATAGGTATATTATTAAGGTGTAGGTTGAATTTTCACGAAAGGAAATCAAAATGGCATATCAGTTAAAAATCATGCAAAAAGGTTTAGATGCAAAAGGCAATGTTATTGCTTTGTGCAACGGAGCTGGATATGCCTTTGACGAAGATATGTCTTTGTATTCCGTTTGGTTTAGAAAAGGAAGCTATTGCAGCAGGGCTCCCGATGGTATTGGTTATCGTTGGGTATACATCCAAAGGGATTTAAGTTTGGAAGCTGCACAAAAGTTGTTTGCAAAAAAAGTTAAATAATTCACGAAAGGAATTAATCATGAAACAAGTAAAAAACTGGGCTGGTAATTTGGTCAATGCTTACCAAGATGATGACTTGGCTGCCAACAAATCATTGTTTGCTGCTGCTGCAAGTATTTGGTACGACAGTTGGGTTAGATCAGGAGTTGGTGACGTAGGTACTTGCTGCGGTGGCAAAGGGATTCAGATTTACTACGTTGGCAAAGGCTGCAGAAAATACAGTCAAAAAATTGTAGTGCCATGCAGTTTTGTCCAAGGTAACGTTGCTGCTGCTACTTCTGTTAAACCAGCTTTAGAGTTTTTAAAAAACAATGGCATCGAAGCTTCTTACTATGATGGCTGGATGGACTAAGGAAAACCCCTACGGGGGTTTTTACAACAAAATTGAAAATAGTTGTTGACGTTGTCATACTCCTCTGCGATACTAATTATGTAGTTTGTTTTTTCACGAAAGGAAAACGAAATGAACCAAGACTTTGATCTCCAGTGTTACGGCTGCAATAGTGCCGAATTTATCGCCCAAATCCAAGGCTGCATTACTTATCAGTTGAGTGGAGCCAATATGGTTGTCGCTGGCTTGATGAGCGATGCCCAAGAGGAAATGGCTAGTGGCAGTGCGATTGGTGTTGAACGTGCTCGTCAGACTCTTAATCGTGCCAAATTGATCCTTGGCGAGATTATGGACGGAAACTTAATAGCGAACGTAGCAAGATAATTCCAGCCCCTCCGGGGGCTACACGAAAGGAACCAAAATGAATATCGTAGAAATCTACCTCCAGCCTGAACGTTACAACGCAAAGATTCGTGCCACTGTGCCGGGTGCTTGGATGGCTGTCCGTAGTGACGGCAGCGAGTACCCAGTAGGAGCTCAATACTCTTTTAGCAACGCAGATGAAGCTTTGGCATACATTAACAACTTAAATGATATGAGGGGGAATTAATCATGTTTTACGATAATTGGAATATTCCATTATGGGTAGAAGCAGTTGGAGTTTTAATTATGGGTATTGTTTTGGGTTGTATGTTTGCCTATGGAATATAAGAAGTTTAATCAGAAGCTGCATGATCTTTGCGACCCACCAGCCCGAGAAGCTGTGACTGAGTGGGTCGAAATGAAATGGGGGCTGCAATGTCAGCCCAATCCTGACAAATATGGAGTTGACCTGATCGTTTACCGAAGGGGTCAAGTTTGTGGATTTATTGAGGTGGAAACAAGAGACTGGGGAACGCTGCATTGTCCTTATTACACTATCCATATAGCCCAGCGCAAAGAAAAGCTTTTTCAAAACCCCGGCACGTTGATCTTTGTGACCACCCGAGACTTTGAAAATGCTTATTGGTGCAAAGCGGATGACGTTAAAAATAGTCCGTTGATTGAAGTGCCAAACCGAGCAGTAAAGCGAAACGAATATTTTTATGATGTACCGATTGAGTTGTTTCAATACGTTGATCTTACGGAACTATTTTAGGAAACAGCATGAAGATTTTAATTTTAATTTTGCCTGTGTTGCTGGCTGGGTGCATTACCTACCCGTCAGTTGTTTGCAAAGACGGGGTAATGTATACCAAACAAGGATTGACTTCGGTGTATACGAAAACCGTTATGAGCTGTATTGAAGTGAAAAACTATTTTCAATTTGAAAAAGGAGAAGCACAATGAGTAACGAGCATATTTGGACACCTGCAGGAACCGATGTCACGATTCGCTGGAGAATGAATGGTTGGGTCCCGCCTTCAGAGCAACAAGCTTACCGGGATAAATGGTCATATTATCAAAATTTACCATTGCGTAAATTGGATGATGCAGCTAAAGAGCAATATGAAGCAGTTCTTAGAAAAGCAAAAGTAGCAAGGATCAAATAATGAGAAAAGATATTTCACAAGGAATTATTGTTGCCAAAAGTCTTTTAAAGAACGCTGAGAAGCTTAATTCTAATCCAGCTATGTACGGCTATGAGAACCTATACAACACTGTTATAGAGCTTGATTTGTGCGTCCAGCAGTTATTAGCTGATATGGAGTCAAAATGAAAGATAGTGACTGGGGTGCTTTTATATGGCTGGGATTAATTATTTTGGGTGGGATTGGTTGGGTGCTCAATATTGTTGAAATTGCTCATGCTGACATCGTAAACGGATTTGTAATCCTTCGAGTGGTGGGCATATTTATATTCCCATTAGGAGCCATATTGGGATGGCTATGAACTGGGCTGAAAAGGTCGCATTGACCACTATGGTAATTGCTTCAATCATTATTATTGCTGCAATAAGACTGGCTATTAGGCTTGGAGGATGGGCATGAAAATTATTCAATCAGAATTTTGGCACATTTTGCAAAAAGAGATTGCAGCAAGGAAAAGAAAATGACGGAAATTTTGTTTCTTTTTTTCTTGCTTAGCGGGATACTAGCTTGGGCTTTTATTATTTACATTGCACTTAAAATTTGGTTTGAAAAATGACAACTTTTACTACAGAAGACAGAATTCAAGCTCAGGCTATGGATTCCAATGAGGAAACTCCTATTCCGTTTTATGGCTGGCTGAGACATGAACCAGTGGTAATTGTTGAAAGTGGTGCTAGTGTTATTCCTTTAGTGGAGGAACTCAAATGATCTATTTTCTGTACCCGTTTATGGCTTTAATTAATTTTTTGACCACGATTGCTGCCTATATCCTTGCGCCAGTGTTACCCTTGTTTGCTGAGCAACGAGACGGCTGGCTGGACAATGGTTCAATTTGGGGTATGGGACCTAGGTTGCCAACTTGGTTAAATTGGTTTATGACTCCTGATAACAGCCTTGACGGGGATTCCACTTTTCAATCTATAAATGGTCAAAACTACTGGAGCAAGGTAAAATGGCTTTGGAGAAATCCAGCGTATAGCTGCGGATTGCGTTATTTGAATAATCCCTACTACACAAGGGTTAGGGGCAACAATGCCATAAAGGACAACGACAATGCGATTTCAGGTTGGGTACTCGTTAACGCTAATGGACTATTTCAATTTGTCGCTATTGTTCCTATTGGTTTGTCTCGCTGCATTATGGTTAATCTCGGTTGGAATATTAGGGCTTTGGTCGATGATAATGTTATGCCTAAACCCCTTAATTACCAAGCTACGTTCGCTTTTACACCGTTCCGATTAAGCGGATTTCGTTAACGTTTAGATTTGCCAATGATTTTTTTACGCATATCGTTTTCAAACTCGTAGTCTTCACGACACCAATTATCACAAAAAGCTCGGTCATGAAGCTGAGCATTGCATGATAAACAGTATCCAGTGGTCTTATGCTGCTTTGGATACCGTTGTTGCTTTTCTTCCAGTTTGTCGTATATAGCGTCCATATCGAGTCCGGGGAAATGCTTTGTCATGCTGCCTCAGATAAAAACAAAGCTCTTTCAGCTTCACGCCTTCTTGTAAGACCTGCCATTACATGACCTGCAGCTTTATTCCATACCAAAAATTGATCTGCTGCACCCTGTTTATCGCCAGCGTTTAATTTCTTTAATAGGGTAGAACTTTTTAAATTGCCTACCCCTAAATTGAACGCAAACGAGCATAGAGCGTCAAATTCATCTTGGGTCATATCAACACTTACCATTTGATTGACAGAGTTTGCAGCGTGGGATACATCGCTTACAAGGTACTCATCGGCTTGCTCTTGAGTAATAGTCATTCCTAGCTTAATACCGCCAGTATGTCCAATTCCAATCGTAATCGGTTCAGCTCCAGTGCCGGGATCAGGATAAGCTTCTAGTTTACATCCCTCAAATTCTTTAATTAAATCGTAGCAATTTTTACTAGGAGTCACTGTTAGATCCTATCTTTATTCCAGTAATTAATCCAATGAACCCGCCAATAATGGTTTGAAAAGCAGGTCCAACTATTTCAAAAAGTTTATTGTTATCGACATCGGGATTAAAAAATCCAAACATAAATACAGTAACCATTGATAAAACGGTTATTGCAAGCGTTATAGAGGCTATAAGAGTGACAACGGCAGCAAGTTTATCTTTAGGCATTTCACTTCATTAGCGAATCGTATTGTTCGTAACAGGCTTGGAGGGCTGATCTAAGGGTGTCTGCTCGGGCAGCTTCCCCGATAAGAAAGCTTCCATCCTCGGCATAAAGGGTTGCCCCAGTTCCACACGCTGCAGCGTTGGTGGCTTCAGATTTGGGTCTGCTGGGACGGTTCCGCAGCTCGACAAGAGCATTGGCAAGCCTAGTATTAATAGCGTTGATTTGGTCATTTTTATCCTTTTCGATTTTGTCGGCTGCTGCTTGGTGCTGATCTTTTAGCTTTTGAGTCTCAAGCACTTGATCTGCTTTGTAGCGATCAAAGCGAGAAGCTTCAAAACTGTATCCAAGATAGCAAGAAAACGCCAAAGCAGCCACTGCAGCAGCCAGCTTGACATAAGTAAGGATTGACAAAGGAAACATTATCTAATTGGTTTGTCAGTAAGATAGCGCAGGATTTGGACTGCAAGACCTATTCCCATAAGCCACCAGCCATAGTTTTTAGGATCGATAACGTTTTGAAGTACGGAAAAGTTATCGTATACGAAGCCCAAGCACATAACCACTAGACCAAACCACATAGTCCTTGATCTGTGCATTGGTTTCATTTTTTCTTAGCTACAGTCTTTTTTGCTGCTGGCTTTTTGACTGCAGTTTTTGCAACAGTTTTTACTGTTGGCTTAGCAGCAAATTTGCGAGTAGTGGCTTTTTTTACGGATGGCTTACGCTTGACAGGTGTTTCGGCAAAATCTGCAACTGCCACTGAAGCGATTGGTTTAGGTCTTAGTAGTGCTGCGATCTGCTTAAACATTATTTGTCCGCTTTCGTATCAAGTTTGTCGAGTATTTTGTCCAGCTTTTGAAATATTTGATTAGTTACGCTTTGAAAATCTTCACGTTTAACATAATGATCTGACACTTTTACTTCAAGATTATTAATCTGTCTTGCTAAAGTTGATTGATCGGAAACAATCTTATCTTGATTTTTAGATAACTCTTTTGACCACCACCCTATTACTCCCGAAGCTGCTGTAGCTAAAATGGCTATAGATGCAACTATTGCTGACCAATCCATCACTTTTACTCCGCAGTAGGTGTTTTGGCTTCTGCTTCAGCAGTTTCAGCCTTAGTTTCCGCAGGAACTGCAGCTTCTTCAATAGCAGAAACTTCAGTAGGAATGCTTGCTTCGATTTCATCGATCAATTTTTTGATCTCTTGACGAATTTCTGAAGACGCATTGATTAAAAATTGTTTAATTGAAAACATGATTTTTCCTTATAAATTTTATTTATTTGAAGATAACTTTAAAATTTGCGCTGCTTGAGCTTCTACTTTAGCATCTAACTCTTGAATAGCTCCAATTAGATAAGCAAAAATATCGTTTTGAAAGCCCATCATTAAGACTTTGCCATCTTTACCTAAAAA